GCAAGAACACGACGACACGCGAGTGCAAGCCCTAGTAGCTGCACGAATAGGTTTGAAGAGTACGTTAGAAGAGACACGCACCGAGCGGTTCATCGGTATAGGAGTACGGGGAACGATGCCTGCACCTATTCGATACTACGCCGCGCACACAGGCAGATGGGGCGGCTCTGACAAGATAAACCTACAGAACTTACCAAGCCGAGGTGACAATGTAATAAAGAAAGCAATCATTGCGCCAAAAGGACACACACTTATTGATGCCGACTCATCACAGATTGAGGCTAGGATACTGGCATGGCTATCAGGGCAGCACGATTTAGTAGAAGCATTCGCCAATAAAGAAGATGTCTATAAGATAATGGCAGGAAGTATTTATGACAAGCGGCCGGGAGATATAACCAAAGAAGAAAGATTTGTTGGTAAGACAACAATATTAGGTTGTGGTTATGGTATGGGCGCTGAGAGATTTAAGAATCAATTACGTAATTTCGGTGTTGATGTAAAACTTACTGAAGCTCAAAGGATCATAGATACATACCGCCAGAAATACGACAAGATAAAGCAACTGTGGAAGGACGGTCAGCATTGCTTACGAACTATGCTACAAGATAAAGAGTGTAGTTTTGGGGTTATAGCCGACGCAGTGTTTTTAGGTAAGTCTGGGTTTGTTTTACCAAACAACGTGCTACTAGAGTACCCTGATTTAAAGCAAGAACATGGTGAGTATACTTATCGCGCAAGAAAAATGAACGTTAGGATATATGGTGGGAAGGTTGTAGAGAACTTATGCCAAGCTGTAGCCAGATGTATTATTGCATGGCAGATGGCAGCTATCAGTACTGAGTACAAAGTAGCGTTGACTGTACACGATAGTATTATTTGCGTAGTAAAAGATGAAGAAGCAGGGAAAGCAAGACGTTATATAGAGTCTTGTATGCGAGACACACCTGATTGGGCTAGTGGGCTACCGCTAGATTGCGAAAGTGGAATGGGTAAATCATATGGAGAATGCGGATGAGTGTAGCTTGGTCATATTCTAGTTTATCTTTGTATAAACAGTGCCCGCGTAAATATCATCGACTTCGTATAGTTAAGGATATTAAAGAATCAACATCTGAGCATTTGATATTTGGTAATTTAGTACACAAAGCCTGTGAAGATTACGGCAAAGACGGAACCCCTATACCTAAGAAGTATGCGTTTGCAAAACCTTACGTCGATAAACTATTAAAAGCCAAAGGCGAGAAGTTATTTGAATACCGCATGGGTCTAACAGAAGATTTAGAACCCTGTAAGTTTTTTGATAAAGATGTTTGGTGGCGCGGGATTGCTGATTTGGTTATCGTTAATGGAAACAAAGCGTTGTTAATAGATTATAAAACCGGAAAGTCAGCAAAGTTTGCAGATGTACACCAACTACAACTATTAAGCCTAGCGTTATTTGCTCATTTCCCAGAACTAACAACTATAAAAAGCGGGTTATTGTTTTTGGTGTCTCAAGAGTTTGTAGGCGCTACATATACAAGAGATGACGTAGAATCAGGTTGGGATTATTGGAACAAAGATGTACAAAGATTAAGTCTTTCTATTGACGCAGATGTATGGAACCCATCAGAGAATTTTACTTGTCGTAATTGGTGTCCTGTGACAGACTGCGAGTACAACGGAAATAACTGAGACAGTCAAATGCCATACGTAAACAAACCAAGACCGTACAAAAAAGAGTATCAACAGCAGAAGGCGCGGAAAGAAAAGAAAGCGCGAGCTGCTAGAGAACGTGCGCGATATGCTATGGATAAAGCGGGTGTAGACCGTACAGGTAAAGACATAGACCACAAGAAACCGTTATCAAAGGGTGGGTCTAACAAGAAAAGTAATTTGAGATTAGTGAAACCTAGTAAGAACAGAAGTTTTAGCAGGAACTCTGATCATACGGTGAAAGTAAATAAACCCAAGAAGAAAACAACTAAGAAAAGAACAACAAAGAAAAAGAAGTGAATTATGCAGATTATAGAGGACAAGACTCTATTACTAAGAACACGTAACCCAGACAAAATCCAGAGCAAAATACCTACTAGCAAAGTTGTAGATATTACAGAAGATATATACACCATGACGGTGGATTGGGATTTGCCAACAACACAGCGGTTGGCAGGGTTAAAAATGAAAAACATACCTAGCCCGATTATGCGAGATTACGTATGGGGTGGTGTGTTTCCGCCTATGGAGCATCAGAAAACTACTGCTGAATTCCTGACACTAAACCCACGTTCATTCTGTTTCAACGAGCAAGGAACTGGCAAGACTGCAGCCTGTGTATGGGCTTCAGATTATTTGCTAGAACAAGGCTACATCAACAGAGTCCTTATTGTTTCGCCATTATCAATTATGCAAAGTGCGTGGCAGGCTGATTTATTTCAGTTTGCTGTTCACAGAAGCGTAGGGATAGCTTATGGGTCAAGAGAAAAACGTGAAGATATAATTAATTCTAACTACGAGTACGTGGTTATTAATTACGATGGAGTTAATGTAGTACAAGAAGCAATAAAGAACGGCAAGTTTGATTTAATTATTATAGACGAGGCCAACGCTTATAAGACCGCTACAACAAAGCGGTGGAAAACAATGGCAAAACTTATTGATGCGAACACATGGATATGGATGTTGACTGGTACTCCGGCAGCGCAATCTCCAGTAGACGCTCACGGATTAGCAAAGCTCTGTGTACCACACAATGTAGTACGTTCAAAAACAGCCTATCGAGATTTGGTTATGTACCCGATTAGTCGCTTTAAATGGATACCTAAACCCGATGCAATAGATACTGTGTTTAAGACACTACAGCCTGCCATACGGTTCACCAAAGAAGAATGTTTAGACTTACCTGATATCGTATATACAGAGCGTGAAGCGCCACTGACACGGCAACAAGAGCACTACTACAAGGAAGTACGGACTCAGTTTTTAATGTTGGCAGAAGAAGAAATAGTAACGAGCGCTAATGCTGCTGTAAACCTTAATAAGCTATTACAAATATCGTGCGGTGCGGTGTACGCTAACTCAGGCAATACAATAGAATTCGATGTGTCAAACAGACTTAACGTAGTTAAAGAAGTTGTAGACGAGAGCATAGCAAAAGTTCTTGTTTTTGTACCATTCAGACATACGATAAACTTGCTACAAGAGTTTTTGCTGGGGGCTGGCGTACCTTGCGAATGTATTACTGGTAGCGTATCACTACCTAAACGTACTGACATTATTAAACGATTCCAAACAAACGACGATACCAAAGTATTGATCATACAACCCCAAGCAGCAGCACACGGAGTCACACTTACAGCAGCCAGTACGGTAATTTGGTATGCGCCTGTGACATCTACCGAAACTTATTTACAGGCCAATGCTCGTATAAATCGTAAAGGTCAAACCAACAAGATGACTGTCGTGCACATACAAGGCAGTCCTGTTGAACGTAGACTTTATAAATTATTGTCTGGGAAACTAGAAGAACACACCAAACTTATTGATTTATATAACGAAGTAATAAACTAACAAAAACACTTGCAACTTCAAGTTTTGTATATATACTAAATCATCTACTAACTCTTACAAGCGGAGTATGAAATGACTGAAGAAATAAAAGCATCTCTAGATCAACTCGCCGGAGCCGTTGTCAAAATACGCGACGAGATATCTAAGATACAAAAAGAAGCTGACAAAAAGATAGACAAACTAAAAACCGACAAAGAAAAAATAGAAGCACACCTTCAAGCTCATTGTCTTGAGCACGACGTAACATCGGTTAAAACAAACTCAGGGACAATCATGTGCCAAGTCCAACGTAAAGTCTGGACTGCTAATTGGCCTGCTTTTTACGAATGGGTCGTTAAACACGATGCGTTCGACTGCCTTGAAAAACGCATTAAGCAATCTACTATGAATCAGTTTATGGAGGAAAGCCCTGACGATATACCTGCAGGTATAAATATTGATGCAGGCTATAGAATAGTAGTACGCAGATCATAACTATGGATGGTGGCACATATGATCGGCGCGTAGAGCGCGACAACAAAGTTTGGCAGTTAATAGACGAGCAAGGTGTACTCACATCCTCTAAAAACGACTACCTTGATTTAGTTATTGTTAAAGAAGCACCATCTATATCTCGCTACTACTATAAAGATAACTTTACAGATGGGGCAAGCGCAGTACCTACTTGTTGGACTAGTGATGCCAGTCGTGGGCCAGACATATCAGCTAAAGACAAACAACATTCCAACTGTGCTCTTTGTAAACAGAACATACGTGGGTCTGGAGATAATAATTCTAAAGCATGTAGATTATTTACTAAGGTAGCATTAGGATTTATTACTGATAAAGAAGAAGCTCAAGGTGTATTCCAACTGCAACTACCTGCAACATCGTTGTTTGGGGCAGCGCCGGACAAGAAAAACAACCCAAGAAGATTGTCATATACGGCATATAAAAAATACCTTGGCTTACATGATTACAGCCCAGAGAGAATGATTACGCGCATATCTCAAGACGAGAGCGTGTCATATAAAAAGCTACTGTTTGAAGCAGTCGGCTTTGTACCAGAGACTTTTGCACTACTAATAGAAAATCTAGCAAATAGTGCAGACGCAATAGCCGCAGTTAAAACTAGTTTTACTGTGGTCGAATACAACCCATTTAAACCAATAAAGGAATGACTATGGCTAAGAAAAACTACACACGCTTTAATATCAACAACGTAGAGGCTATGTACCCACGTTTAGATAAACCATATAGCTTCAACAGTATGCAGAACAAATCTGTGCCTTGCGACGTATTTGATGACGGTGCAGCATACGAAGTAAATTTTAACATGACAAAGGAACAAGCAGCAGACTTATATAAAAACATGGTTTCTGCTTGG